TAGGGTTGAACATGGCGAACCAATACTCCATAACAGTGAGCGACGAATCAGCGATGATTCTGAAATCGATGAAAGAAAGCGGATACAAGGCATCCCAAGCGATTGATGAGGCAATCAAGACGCTTGGACAAGCTGCATTGACCAGACTAATAGCAATGCGACGACGACAGGATGCGGTTTCAAATGATTAAGTCGCACGATCAGTGGAGTAAACTTGGCGAAGAATACCTGGGCGAACACAACATAGCCTGGGCGGAAATGATTGAATCGTATCCGACGCACGTTGCAGGATCAGGACCACTAACTTTGATGAAATCAATCATGAATGATTACTGGGCTGATGTACCTGGTAAAACTCAGGACTGGCCAGCAGAACATGTTGACATGGTTATGGCCAAACTGTACTGGTGCTGGGTCGCATGGCTCGAAGCAACTCATGTCGAAGTGGGTGAAGAAGAATGACTGATGTACATGAATGTACTAAATGTAAATCCATATGGATTATTGATGCATCAACAAAAGAAATAGTTGATTATTGTTGGAGATGCAGAGGTGAAGAAAAATGAAACTCGATGCAAAACATTTGGAATTCCAAACTGATGGAACCAGGTACGACTTGGTTTTAGTTGACGATCCGTATGGTGGCATCATCGTCGCATGGACATCGACAGGATACCTTTGGCGTTATTACGAAGGAGATTATCTCAAACCATTAAGCAATGATTACAATCCACACGATGCAAAGAACATCTTCGATTATCTCGAACTAAATCTTTTGACAGATACCAGGGGACAACTTCAGATCCAAAGCCAAGCCATCAGAACATAGTCTGCAACAGTTGCTCCAGCAACCGTGACCAATGTAGCAATTGAAAGAAAGACGTTGAACTTCATCAATGATTCCAAGGATGTTTCTTTTGCGTCTTTCTTTTCTTGACGTGCCATTAACCACTCAGCAAACTTTGTAGTTGTTGTTTTCTTTTCTTCAATTGGAGTTTCTATTTCTGTACTCATATTCTCATGCCTCCCATTCCTACGAGTGCGGTCTCTTCGTACCGTCGTATTTCTGGAGTAAACAAATCGATGGCTCCTGCGCCACCTGCTTCAATAGTTCTCATAGCAAATTCAGTTCCTATCAAATCTGCAGCAGTATAGCCTAAATAAATTGGACGAAGTGCTGAAGGTAAAAACTTCAATACAATAGGATCTGCATTAAAGACATCTACAAAGAATTCTTCGAGATCATTCATATTAATCAACATCAGGTTCTTGCTGAAGTTCGTAACTTCGTTTTAGTCGCATGAGGTATTCAAATTCAGGTTCTTCTTTTGCATTAGCTCGTAGAAGATAACGAACAGGATACAGAGCATATGCGCCGTCTGCGTTGTTACCAAATTGTACAATCCTGGTACAGTATACTCTATCACTCGCTGTTGGGGATAACGACCCCAACTGATTGTCAGACAGTGGAACCATGTAACCACTTGCTGCAGTATCTAAATCAACTATAAAGACACGAAGTCGCATGTACATTGTTTGGTCAAATGTCAGTTTTGCTGCATTTGCTCCCTGGGTGTTACCAAACCCATTAACAACAGCAATTGCATCAAGATTGCTCAATGGTTTACTAGTCATTACATCAGCCACTGCAATTAAATTTCCTGCAGGAGAAGCTGCAGGTTTTGTAGGGTTCCAGGTATCTTGTATGGTAGCTCCATCGAAAAACAAAGTTTTGTCTTCCATTGAAATTCCTGCTAAATCAAAATACTTTCTATTTACAAAAGCACCTGCACCAATATCTTCCCAACCTTCTCCAGATATAGCTGTATTGAGGGCATAAGCAACACCTGCTTTATCTACGCGTATTAGTCCGATTTCTTTTGCTAATGTCTTCACTTTAACGACCTCTTTCTTTCTGCTGATCGCTTCCAAGACTTTGCAGCTCTCTTAAACAATACTTGATGATTAGATCGTGGATGTTTCTTCTTGAGTTCTGCAAGCTTCTTCTTCATGTACTTGTTATACGCGGATGGTGCTCGCTTAACTTTCTTCACGACTTTCTTAGCCTTCTTTGCAGTAGACTTAGCCTTAGCAACTGTTTCTTTACCAGACTCGCCCAGGTCTTTTATCTCCTGGAGCAATCTGATAACTTCATCGATAGACACTGAGTCCACCTCAGTTATCTGCAGCTGTTGATTGGATTGCAATTGCCATAAAGTCTTTTGCAGTGAGGGAAACAATAGATGCGTTAACTCGAACAGTTACGTTGATACTTTGACCACCAGCCAAAGCAGATGATAATCCAGTAACGTATAGTTGGTCGTTAACGACGAATCGACCGTCATCTGCTCCCTTTCCATAGTTGTCTGGATAAAGGTCAACGTCTCGGGTTAGGAATCCATCAATATCGTAGTTTAGATCAGCAGATGAAATAAGAGCTCTATCATTAGCAAACACAAGTCCTGCACGGTTCAAATCAGTTAGTTGAACTTTGATGCAACCACTGCCACCCATCGAAGCAACAGTTGTTGTTGTTGGAAGTGTGCCCTGGAACACATAGTCAACTGAATGAACTTGGAGTGCTTGGCGATCTCCTACATCAACGTAGGAGCCAAGGTCAATAGTTGCAAATGTTTCAGTTGCAGATGCGCTGATAGTCAATCGTTCGGTTAGGGTAAACATGCTTGTCTTTTTTGTAGCCATAATAATCACGGGGTGGAGTGGGGTTTTCTCTGCTAGCGAATCGACAGACTAGTTCCCCACTCCAAACTTACTAAGTGAAGCGGGCTTATTAACGTGCCTTTCAGAACTTGCAGTCCTATCTTGGCGAGCGTAGCGAGCAAATCTTCGCACCACCACCTCCCGACCTCCAACCCTATGGTATAGCCCCCGCTATATTATTCTGCTTGCAGATTTTTTTTGGGCTAGATATAAATAACATTATTATTTAGGGTTGAACATGGCGAACCAATACTCCATAACAGTGAGCGACGAATCAGCGATGATTCTGAAATCGATGAAAGAAAGCGGATACAAGGCATCCCAAGCGATTGATGAGGCAATCAAGACGCTTGG